CGGGCGAACCCGTCTTGTCGGGCGTGGACTTGATCTTGTCCGGCCATGAGGTGCTCCTTGTCGTGGGTTACTCTTGTCGGTGATGGCTGACCAACGGACGCGCCGCGAGAAACTCGAAGCGATGGCCGCTCAGACGGTCAGCCCAAACGAAGCCGCGATCGCTCAGCGACTACTCAGTGAGATGGATGCCGCCGCGGGTGACGTGCCTCGATCGGCACGGGTCACAGCGCAGGTCGACGACTTCCTGGTTACCGTCGAACGCCACGGTGATCGAGTCACTGTCCATTACGACGGCGACAGTTCACGCGGTGCGTTTCAGGCAATGATCCACGCGGCATTGGAAGAGGAGCGCCGCCGCCTAATCGGCTAAGGAGAAGACCCGCCGACTTGGCGGGTCTTCGGTTGGGTCAGGCCGGCACTCGCCAGCGTTCAGGCGGGATGCCGAGTCGAGCTCTAGCCCGGTCGCGGCCACGATCCTGACGACAGACCTTGCAGCGGCGAGCCGTTCTGGTCCGGCCGTTGCGTTCGTAGGTCTCGGTGATGAGGTTGTCACCTGAGAACGGGTGACCGTTCGGGCAAGTGAGCCGTTCCCCGAGCGGAGCGGCCGGACCGAGGTCGAGCACTTCCTGAGCCTTTGCACGGCGACGTTCGCCGAGGTAGGGCCAGAACATCTCGATGAGCGTTTTGGTGGTATCGCGCCGTTGCGTGTACCACTCGGTGATTGGCTTCCAGTCCTTGTTGCCTCGATTGATGTCGAAACGAATGGACCCGAAGCCCACGATGGCCGCGAATCGTTCGACGACATCGCGATCGGTCATTGCGAGTCGAGACTGGACTCCGGGTTTGTTTCGGTCAGGCCGTTGGCTGATGTTCCAACAGCCCTCCCCTTCCCAGATACCGGCTGCCCATGCGATGTCCGTGTCCGTGGTCACTGGCGAGGCTCCTTTCGGCTACCTCGCCAGTATACCCCGTTGGTAGAACTAGATTGTCGTCACGGTCTCAAATGCAGCCGCATTGAGCACCTTGGAGGTGTTTCTCCACCAAGCGTAAAGCCCACGTTGCCCGGTCGGCATCCCGAAGCCGGTGCCCGCGGTGGCCTGCTGGGTCAGGATCGGGACCAGCTCGAGGTTGAGCCCGACCCGGTCGACGATGACGAAGTAGCTGGCGTCGCCGAAGACGGCGAGCTTGTTGCCCGCGCCGGTGATGGTCGCGGTGAAGCCGGACGCTTCCTCGGCCGGATAGCCGAGCAGGCGCATCCCGGTGTTGCCCTCGCGGTTGGTGTCGAGTCCGACCGAGAGGTTCTGCGTCCACAGTTGGGCGCCACCGGCGGTGTCGATGCCCCGGATGCGGTTGTAGAATGACCGGTTGGCGAACCAGCGGGCGTTGACGCGGAAGCGTGGGGCGAGGGCAACCTCCGCACCGTACAGGTCCGCGGCGGCAACGACGCCGGTCGTAGCGAGGTTGTAGGCCGTGGTCGAGCCGGTGACGATGCCCTGCGGGAAGACGGTCGTACCGACGCCGGTGGTGAACTGGACCGCCTCGAGGACATCCTTGGCGTCCTGGATCTCGCGGCCGAGTTCGGCTTCGAGGCCCGGATAGTCGCCCTGGATCTCCATGCTGAACGGGACGAAGCAGTGGGCCTTCTGGACGATCGCCGCAGGCTGCGCGAGGGTCGGGCTGTTGTCGGTGGCCGGGGCGGCTTCTGCCGCGTAGGCGGCCACGACACCGCCCGAGGTGACGCCGCGCCACTCGTTCGTCGTGACGGTCACGACGCGGGCCGCTCGGCGATACGGGACGATGGCGCCGGTGGAGGTCTGGATCATCGTCGGGTCGAGGTCGAACGTGACCCCGAAGCCGCCGGCGGAGCCGGTGACCTGACCCATGGCGCGCTCGAACTCCTGGAACCGGGAGTAGGCGCCCATCTCCTCCGGGTTCAGGGTTTGCCCGATAAGGGTCTTGTGGAGCGCCCGGCGGTAGGTCGGGCTGCCGGTGTGGAGAATCCGGCGGGCCACGTAGTCGTTCTGGTCTTCCATGCTCGCGTCGTCGAGCAGGTCGGTGACCTTGGCCTGTCCGGTGGCCCGGTCCATGTGGGCGAAGCGGGCTGACTCGATCGCCTTGCGGGCGGAATCGCGGATCAGTTCGCGCTCGTCTTCGGCACTCCGCGATGCGGCACGGATCTCGCCGAAACTGTAGATATCCTTGACGCGCCCGCCCGTCTGGACGGCCGGGGTCGAAGGCGTCCAGGCGCGGACATGGCTGCCCTCGTCCTCGACGCTGCCAGCGCTTGCGCGTGTTCCGATGAAGGCGAGCCGCTCCTCGTCGGCCTTCTGGTCGGCGATGAGATCGACGAGCTCGCTGCGCATCCCCGTCCACTGGGCATCGAGCTCAGGGCTGAGGCGGCCGGTGTGCTCCTGCACGAACGCTTCGCTGAGATCGCTCAGCTCCTTGATACGGGCGGGGCGATCCTCGCGCGCGGTCGGGGTGGATCGGTTCTCTTCGGCCACGGGAATCTCCTGTGAATCAGAAGACCCGCCTTCTGGCGGGTCTTGGGTCGGCGCCGGTTCGTCCGGCGGTGGGGCCGCGTCGGGCGGCGGAACGGGTGGCTCGACGCGGCTCCCGTCATCGGAGTGAGATTCCTCGGCTCCGGGGAGTGCTGTGGCCTCTTCTGTCGAGGGCGGCTCGACGGCCGGTTCGGTTGGGGTTTCGGCGGTGTCCGCAAGGAGCCCACGAAGGTATTCGGCGGTCATCGAGCGGACCCCTGCGGAGGTCCCTTCCCCGACCGGGAAGGGTGTCGGTCCGAGTTCGCGGATACGGGCCTCGCGGACGGTGTGCTCCGGCAGCCCTTCGGGGTTGTGGTCGGAGCGACCCGGCTTGTAGGCCCACTTGTCGCCGTCCCGATTCGGGATGTCGAAGCGATAGGACGAGCCATAGACGCCCGCCTTGAGGCCGGGCAGCAGTTCGCGGTTGTACGGGGCGTCCAGCAACGCCCCTTCGTAGTCGAGCCCCGCATCTGGTCCATCGGCGCGATCGGTGATGTCTTCGAGGGGGCCCAGCGGCTTGCGGCCGATGTTCCGGTCCTGACCGTGGTCATAGATGATCTTCATCCGCGAGCGGTTCTCGGCGAACGTCTTGGTGAACGCACCGGGCAGGGTCATCTCCATGAAATGCCCCTCGACCGGCGAATCGACCTCGGCCCAGGTGTTGTAGTTCACGAGTCGGCCGTGGAGCGTCCCGAGGCGCCCATCCGACGGCTTGGCGGTGAAATCCGTGCCGGGCATCGCCCGGACGAGGTTCTCCCGCAGCGGTTCGGGCAAGCCTGCCCGATCTTCTTCGGTCATGGCTTCACTCCTGCGGGTGCCTTGCCGTTGCTGGGTTTCGTGGTGCCGCCCGTGACGGGCTTCGTGGAGGTATCGCCGGCGGGTAGCGTCACGGGTACCGTGCCGGGGCCGACCGGGCTCTCGCCGGGGACTTCGCCGGCCGGCATCTTGATCGAGCCGGGTGCTTGGAGCTGGACGCTGAAGAGACCTGTATGGGCACCGACGAGCAGGCCCATATCGTTGGCTTCCACGGCGTTGATGACCGCATCGGCCTTGTAGCCGCCGTCGATGAGGTGGCGGACCGTCTGGGCCTTGACGAACTGGATGTCGGCCGCATCCTTCTGATCCTCGGCGAGGAACGGGATGTCCCGATCGTCGTACCAGAGCCTCGCCCCAGACGGGGCGGGGACGATGGTCTCCATCGAGCCCGCGAGATTGGCCCACGACGGCCGCGCCCACATGTCGGCGTACAACCTTCGCGCGGCGGCGAAGTTGCCCGCATTGAGCGCCGCCCCTTGCAAGCTCTCCGAAAGGCCGAGGATGACCGGATGGACCGACGCCGCGGCGGCGATGCGGACCTCGCCCGCACCCTGCACGACCTTGAAATCGAGTTGCTGCATGTTCGCCCCGACGACCGTGGCATCGGCACCGGACGTGAGATACAGCGTCTTGTACGCGTTGGCGAGGCCGGTGTGGTTCTCCTCCATGAGCCGGACCCACTCGAGGAACGCGCTCTTCTCGGGGCTGTCGGGGCGCTTCACGACGAGGTTGGCCGTCGCGCCGTTCTCGAAGAAGGTCAGCTTGTGCGCCGTGGCGGCGTTGTCACCCATGACCTCCCGTACGACGGGGGTCAGCCAGCTCATGCCCCGGAAGTTCGCCAGCGGGTCGGGGATGGGCGCGTAGTGCGCGACCTCGGATGCCAAGAGCGCGACGGGTTTGGCCGAGCTGTACCTGCCGCCGGGGTGGTAGATGTAGCCGAGGACGTCGGCATCGAGGTCGATCGACGATACGTCGGGGTCGGAATCGGACCCGAGCACGATGGTCACCCAGTCCGGGCGCATCCGCTTGATGCGGTTGCCTTGTCGGCGGGCGCAGTAGAAGTTGCCGGCGAGGTCGGCATCCTGACTCGCTCGGGCAAGGAGGTCGCCGGTGACGGCGTTCTGCCAGGGGTGCTCGAGGATGCTGAGATCATTCGTCCCGAACAGGTCGCCCGGTCGCCCGCCGGTCATCCGCTGCCACTGGAAGCGGGCCTGGGTGAACAGCCGCAAGTGCGCGGCCATGCACGCGAAGATGATGCCGTTGGTCCGATAGGCCCGCTGGACGAAGCCCTCGAAAGTGTGGTCGATCTCCTCCTGCTTCGAGCCGGGCAGCGTCGTATTCAGCCCCGCGATGGGGTAGCTGTTGCCGAGGAAGTTGAGGCTCGTGAAATCCCACGGGTTCAGCATCCCGGCGTAGTCGCCGAGGGTGATCGCGGGGTCGGAGCGTTCGGCACTGAAGATGCCGCGGAGGCGGTCGGTTACGCCCATGCGAAGTTGGGTTCCATCACGGGCTCCTGACGTACCGCCCGGTCCACGGCAAGGGCGAGGGCGATGCAGCCGTCGATGCGACCGCGGGACTTGGACTTTTGGAGCGTGAAACCGCGTTCGTTGAACCGCGGGACGGCGTTGAGGACGTGGGTCGCCAGCGCCTCATCCCCGTCGTGGTGGATGTCGCCGCGCTTGATGTGCTCGAGCAGCGTCCCGCACACGACGGTCATCCGGTCGACCGATTGGGGGACTTCGAGGAGCGGCAGGCCCTCGTCAGACAGCATCTTGGCCGGCACGTCGAAGAATCGCGGGTCGAAACTGACTTCCTGGACCGCGTACGCCCGTGCGAGCTCGCGGATGTACTCCATCACGTCGGTCACGTCGACCGGCTCATCCGTGGTGGGGACCCACAGTCGCGAGAGGGCGTGCAGGCCGCCTTCGGGATCACGCTGGACGGCCACGACGGCCGTAGAGTCGCGTTTCAGGCCGACATCGACCCCGATCCACGTCGGATCACCGGCGACGAAGTCGTATGGCGCCTGAAGGTCGTCCCAGATGGACCGACCATTCGGCCCGAGCCATGAATCGACCCCGTCGACCCACTGTCCGAGCCGGAAGATGCGGAAATGGCCCTCCGGCGACAGCCCGAGGTCTGTTTCGAGGGCCGAGATACGCAGGAATCCGGCCTTGATGGCGGGATTCGCCTCGCGCCACGCGTCCCGATCCTCGAGGTCACAGCCGGGAGGGGCCGAATACTCATGGAACACCACGCCGGAGAGCGATCCGGCTTCCCGTACGAGATTTCGGACGTGGTAGAGGGCATTCTCACGGTCGAGACCGGGCGTCCCGACCCCGACGACCAGCGATCGCTCGCGTTTGCCGGTGGCGAGCCGCAGCGATTCCCATGCACCGACCGGCTGGAAGCCGATCTCGTCCATGATCGCGAGTGATGGGTCGAGTCCCTGGAGCCCGTCGGGGTCCGAGGCGATCGGGAACAACTCGCCGCCGTTGGCCGGCACCGAGACCCGCGGG